CTTTTTATAGCCCGGCGGCTTGGTGAAGGTGCCTGAACTATCAAAAGTAACCTCAAACGCGTTTATGACTTTACTTTCCACCCCCGTGCCGGGGGCATTTGGGAAGTACATCCGCATCTCGCCGGGGTACATCGGGTACCCTGAGAGGCCATCAACCGTCTCGCCTGCGGCGGCTAAGATAACCTGAGGAACAGTATCGGTGTTGCTTAGAAAAACGTACCAGTCGGGGCCGAGGTCAACGGCTTTATCAAATGTCTGTGTCGTAGATCCGCCTCCGCCTACCTCTATAAGGGTGCCACGATCCCCATTTACGAGGGTGCTTAACGAGTCTCTGCGACTCACAGGGAGCCTCGGCCCCCCTGATATGATCGCCCATTTCACTGCGTCTAGGGAGGGGTCAGTCGCTCCCGCTCCAGTAGTCTTGCGCCGGTACGTTTGGAAGTCCATCGGGCTATAGACACTGGTGCCTTGAACGTATAACGTCCCACTTACCCATGAGACTACGTTAGTGACTGACGCGGCGGCGTCAGCGGACGCGTCGGCCGCTAACGCAGACGCAGCGGCCTCTGCCGCAGAGGTAGCCGCCGCAGTAACACTTGCCTTGGAATTAAGCGCCGTATTTTGTAAAAACCAGCTTGTTCCTTGTCGGATTACGGTAACTGGGCGGGCCGATACGATCTCCCCTGCTACTAAAGGCAGTCCGTCCAGCCCTAGAATAGCTGAAGACCCAAGACCAGACACATTCAACGTACTTGCGGCGGTGTTGGTGTTAGCCGGTACGAAGGTCACGCGTTGCCCGTTGCCAAGCGCCGTGATCCTTGTAATGTTTACCGCGTACGCGTTGACCGCGCCGGTATCGGTGCCTTGGTAGTTCAGCTCTCCGCGAGCGATGTCGGTAGGGGACGGCAGTAGATCAAACGCCGCCTCCAACGCGTCGCGGTCCGCGTCCTCGTTCTGCGCGTTGGCCTTGGTTGCGTTCTGCGGGGCGTTATCATTGTTGTAATACGAGTTAGGCATTGCGTTCACTCCTGCGCGGATCGTACTCAATTTGCACGGAGCTCAACGTGAACGGTTTGGTCACGGCGCTGCGTAAATAAAAGGTCAGGCTTATATTAACGCCTGTTCCTGTTAAGGGGTAGTAGATGCTGGTGATTGTCGGCGCGCCCCAGAAAAACTCGCCCCAGTTGCTGACGCCCCAGTACCCGCCTGCAGCGCCGAACGCTGAGTCGCTCACGGTCAACGGGTTCAAGCTGTCCGAGTTACCGTACTGCAGCTCGGCTGATATACGAAGTGACAGCGCTGATGTCGCTTGCAAGTCTACAAACGCACGGCGGTAACGCTTACGCATTCGCGGTGAGCGCGCATGACTGAACGCAAGCTGCGCCCACGCCTCAACCTCTTCGCCGTTGTCGCTGCCGCCGCGCTCGGCTTGGTACACCCAACCGTCAGCGTCGCCAAACAAAATGACTTCTTTACCCGTGCTGTCTTCCCCGTTGGCGAAGCACACAGGAATGTCAGGATAGAACCCGTAACCGTACCGAAAAGAGGTGCCTTGGTTCGTGTACGAGTTTTCTTTCAGGTACACAATAAGGAATGAGCCGTCGTCGAAAAACAGCCGGTACTGATTTTTGTCCCGCACCAACACCGAGCCAACTGCTCGGCCTCTGTAGTCGTCCAGTATGGGTTGCACAAGCTCAGAAATGGTGCCGGCCTTAAAGTTACCGAAGGTGTCGGTACGTGGCAGATACACAAGACCCCGATCGTCCAATGCCAAGAAAGACATGAGCAGCACGCCTGTCTTCGCTACTGCGCCAGTATCGCCCGATATGAGACGTAGCTCCCAGTCATCCACGGTCGCGCCGTAAAGCGCGTGCGTAGAGCGTAGCGTGGTCAGTATCAACGCGCCGCCAGCCTCCGACACCATGTTCGTGCCTTCTGCGCCAAGACCGAAGTCTGCCGCGCCTAGGAACCCCGAGAACGTCAACGGCTCCCCTACGACCGAGTGCTGAACCAAACCGTTTTTGAACATCATAAACAGGTGGCCCCGGTGCTCGGTTACGATGTCTGGCGTGTTGTTCGGAGGCGCGTTTGGTGCGGCAGGCGGTAAGAATATCGGGGAGAGCGTACCGTCATCGCGCAGCTCCCACGCTGGGTTTATACCGTCGCAGCCGTACACAGAGTACGTTGCCGCGAGCGCGTAGAAGTTGTGACTTATCATCACAAAATCGCCGTTGGGCGCGAAGGTTATGGCCGTGTTGGTGCCGTCAGCTACCGCACGAACGTCAGTACCTGTACGAATGTTTTCGTTATTGGCGAAGGTTCCTACAACGGACGCCAAAACTAAATATCCCGCCGCGTCCGTGTTCCACGCACCTTGGTACGTCACCACGCGTTTAATTACCGCAGTGGCGCCCGAAGTAGCTCCGTTAATGGCGTCACCTTCAAACAATTCGGCGCCCGCGCCCGCGTCAAACTTCAGATACTGACCAAACGTAATCTTGCTCCAGCCGCTGCTGGTACTTTTGTAAAGCTCTGCAGCCGTGCCGCCTACGTTGTTGCGCCACGCGTACGCAACGCCTCGGTGCATGTGTACGCCGAGGACCGCTCCGCTGCCGGGTACCCTAGCGATGTCTGCCCGGTACAAATTCTGCGCGGCGAACTCCCACGCAACGTCAAGATCAGTAGGCCCAAGCCCCTCGCCCAGCACCTGCGTCAACGTAGTGGCCGTCAGCGACTCTCCGTTGGTGAACGTGCCAGTCGTCTTGGTAACGCCTATAATGTTACTGTCGGTATCAACTCCGATGACTTTGCCGGTGGCCGTACTACTCACGCCGGTAACGGTGTCGCCCACGTCAAACACGCTGGCGTCCGCTACTTTGAGCGCAATATAGCCTTGCGAGCTGGGGGAGGGCCTGCCATCGAATGCTTCATAGCGAGGGAAATACGTGTACCCGTTGTTTACGCCGGGTTCCATGTTTCGGATACTCAGGCACGCGCCTGGGTTCTTACTCAGGTAGTCGCTGACAAGATCCAGACCCGCTCCAAGGCTGAAAACGTCTTGTGCCATTTATTCAGCCCTGATTGCAAAGTCGTATCCGTTTGATTGGGTGCCGCCCAAGTGGTTTGGTAGTTGGTCAGCTTCCAGTTTTGGCATCCACTCTGCGATACCTTGCTGCGCTTTAGCCATTGCGTCCGGCGCGTTCTCAAACGTCGCGTAATACGAGAGGGCGAGAAACACGATCGCGTAACGAAAGTGCGCCGGTATCAACGGTTCGCTGGCGTTCGCAATGGGCATCTCGTAAGGCGTTCGATAATACTCGTACGTCAGATCGTACGCGCCGTCAGGCGTCGGGCTGAACCGGATCTGATTGTTCGGCATGATATGAATAGCCGACGGTTGTCCGTTGCTAAGACCTCGTGGAAAGTCCAGCGAGTTGTAGTCTCGCACATCCCCTATCCACTGATCGTCAAGGTAGAACCCTTTGCGGTTCCACACTTTCAGGTCTTCCGGGCCCGCGTATGTCGCCGTACCTGCGCCTGTTGTGAGAGGCTGCGCCGACTCGCGCCATAAGAACTTCCAGTCCCAGAACTTAGACTGGACCACCAAGTCGGCTCGAATGATCCAGTTGACCAAGCGCAAAGTTTCACCCGTAGCGTTAGCGATCGAGGTAATACGCTGATTACCCGAGCCTGACTCTTCCTGGAGCGCTTGGACCATCTGGAGCAAATTCATTACAGCAGCTCGTTTTCTTCGTCAGCGTCAGCGTCCCCTACGGGCGCTTCAGGCTCTGGCGCTTTCGGCGTTGCTTTTTTGTTCGCTGGCGCTTTCGGCACTACCGGCGCTTTTGGCGCCGCTGCCTTGGCGGTGCCTGGAATCAACGCGTTACCGTGCTGCGCGTCCAGCGTTCCGAGGAACTTACCGGAGCGGCTGTAGCCACGGTTGCCGACGATTAACGATACCCCGTCTGTGCGCTGGTACGTGGTCGCGTGATCGACGCGAGAATTGGAAACGCTCTCAAACATCACGCCGTTCTGAAATACGAACGAGGTGCCTTCCAGCGCTACAAATTCAGCGTTGGCGTCAAAAATATCGGGTTTGGTGCGAGCGTTTTTCAGCCCCATGCTAGTAGTTTTTTGCATCGTCCTCTCCGTGTTTCTTTCCGCAGCAGTTCACTCGTCGTCGCCGCTCCGGGTAGTTGGGTTGTTCGTCGTAGTTAAACGAAGACTCTTTCAGCCGACCGCTCAGGCCGTCCTCAAGACTTGCGCCCTCATCAAACTCGTCGTAAGGGTCTTTCATTTCGTACATCGGAATCGCTCTATCGCGCATGTCGTCACCTCAAAAAAGCCCCGCTTTTTTACGGCGGGGCTTTGTCGATTACTTGCCGGACGCGCCGGTTCCGGTCGTCAGGCGGCTTGGACGCTGACTGGTTTCGTTGATTTTCGGGCCAGAGGCCGCAGGCTTAAAGCGGCCCGCTTCACTCAAACCAGACTCAACACCAGCGCGTGCAGCTTCCATAGTACCGTAGGTCTTACCCTTTGGCTTTTGCATAATGCACCTCAATGGTTATCAAATTAAACGTCAGCGTACTGCCGCAGTGCTTACCTTACCACCAGTTAATAGCGACTGTCACCTTCGCGATACCTGCAGGCGTACCGCCGGTAGGAGCCACGCATGCGATCACTACTTGACCGTTTGCAGGGATGTTGGTCTCTTTATCTGCTGCGGCCTGATTTTGGATGTTGAACGCCGCGCCTTGCGCAGTCGTACCCATCGTGTACTCCCAGTACGCGTCAGCGTCGGAGCCTGAGCCCGCACGCAAAAACGCAGAGGTAGTAACGGCGTTAAACGTCTCGGTGACGTCCAGCATTACGTCGACAATGCGGCCTACTTTACCTGTAGGGCCTTTGATGTAATGCGTAGTGTTGCCAGCACCGAAGTCAACGGACCCCAGTGAATAGCTGATCGTGGTCGGATTTTCGTATGCCATGATAAAAATACCTGTAAAAATAATTCGCCAAAACAAGGGGCCCTAAGACCCCTACGTCAATTCAGGATCAAGCCTGACTATCCCACTTAATGATTCGGCACTGCGCCTTGGTCAAGGCGTTAGTGGCGTCATTGTGGGTGATCGCAAACGCGCCCATGTAGTACCAGGCGATGCCTTTACCACGGCCGTAATCGTCCGGGATCTTACCGCGAATTTCTTCGGGGCAGGCCACAACTTCGGTCACAGTGTCGCTGCCGAAGAAGTACGCCGCGTCAGACTTGTTGTTGCTCCAGCCTTCGTCAGCGATATTGGTCTGGGACACGAAACGTACTGCGTCTGCTCGGCCTTTTTCGCCATTTATAATACGGCCCCAGCCTTCAGGCACGTACTTGTGGATGTCTTCCAAGTCGTCCAGTACCGGGCGCATAGTGGTTGGGCGCATGATCGCTACATAGTTCTCGGCGTCGAACAGGGGGATGTTGCGCTCCTGCATGGTGTCAGAGATCGTCTTGACGTGATCGAAGCTTATGGCGATGTTATTGGTGCCGTTGGGCGTACCGTTTTCGGTCAACGTGATCGCGCCGGCCGCGCCGCCTACTGCACGCAGCAGCGTTGCGTCGAACTGAGCGTGCGCCAGACGGTCGAAGCGACGGTTAGCGTTACGCTTGAGCGTGTTGTGGATGATCTGCTTGACGGGGTGCTCAGAGAGCGCGTCAAACTTGCCGGTGTAAGGTACCGCGATACCTTCTTCAGTGATTGTTACGCTGCCCTGGGATACTGGGAAGCCAGTCTCAGGCATACGCAAGGTTTCGTCCAGTGACTCGGCTTCGTCGTCGGTGTCACCGTAGGTGTTCCAGTTGTACACGTCGCCTACGTTCTTACCGAGCGCGACTTCAACATCGCAAAACTGACGAAACCGCATCATCGGTTGCAGCGCGTATCGCAGCTCTTCGGACAGGGTTTCTGAGGACATAAATCCTCGGTTGGCACTCCACAATTCTGACATAATGTTCTACCTCTAAAAGTTAGGCTCTTCCGCTAAGTGCCGCTCGGTGCCGCTTCATGTCTTCCGCGATCTGCGTGGGGCTTTTCGGCCCTTTGTTGGTCGGCGTTGGACGTGCCGCGCTGCTTCGAGTTAATGGCACAGGTTTAAGTGCGTCTTTGCGGGCCTGTTTGTCAGTGACGGCGGGCGTAGGTGACGGGGCGCCTGGAGAAAGTTTTGCCTTCACTTCAGCCGCAGCCATCAGCATAATCTGTGACGGGCTTAGATCCGGGTGTACCACTCGCAAGTCTTCCGTTCTACGGTCCAGCGCACCAAACAATACGTCGTCGTTCAAAAGCTCGGAGAAGTTTTCCTGCAACGCTTTGTAGCCTTTGGCTATGTCTTCGTTTTCTGCAGCTTCCCGGTCTTTTCTGGCGCGTTGTTCAAGCGTCGCGTTGACACGTTGTTCCGTTGTTTCAGTGACCTTGGCGATCAGCTCGTCGATGTCTATCAGCGACTGGCCTTGCGCTAACTGGTTCTTCTGAAACATGGCAAACTTTTCTACGGCCTCTTCTTGCGTGCCGCGAAATAGAGCGTTTACGAATTCGTTTGCCTGATTCCGTATCTGCTCTTCGTTTACCTCAACGCCCGGTTTTTTAGTGGGTGGTGGAGTTAAACTGCTTTTCAATCTTTCCTGCTGTGCAAGCAAGTCAGCCTTGAGCTGGTCTGCTTCCTTCAGCTTCTCCGACGCCAGCCGTAAACGGTTGTCGGCGGTAAGGTTCTTTTGCTGGATGCTGATCACTTTATCAAGTGGCATCTCAACAAGCTCGCCGTCCACCTTGAGTTTCATGTACTGCACGCCGTCTTTTTCAAAGATAGGCGACTCAGGAGCCTTTGGAGCGTCCGGCTTTGGTGCATCATCCCCCAATTTATCGTCGCTTGCAACAGGTTCTGTTACTGCCGCTGCTGCAGACGGTGCTGGCACGGGGTCGTCTCCATCACTTTCAGTAGGGTCCAGGTACATCTCAGGGTGTGTTTGGGCTTCTGGCGGGTTATCAATCTCAGCTTGTCGAGCTTCAACTACCCGTTTCATAGCGGCTTCACGTTTGTCCAGCACGCTTGTTACGGGTCTGCTTTCGTCGTCCTCAGTTACCGTATCAGACGCGCCTTTTTGGGTAGGGTCTGGTTTCTTACTCATGGTTAACTCCTGTTGCGCCCATCTGCTTCGATCATCGCTACGAGGGTTTGATGGGCTTGATCCCCCTCCGATGTAATCTGTTCGATCAAAATTCTGAACAGCGCCGCCGCTCGTGCTTCGACCTGTTTGTTGATAATCGCTTGCGTGTCCGCTGCAGGTATCTGCACCAGATCAAGCGCTGCGTCCATCACTATGTCGTTGGCCCGGCGTATCATCTCCCGGCCAAGCTCGGATTGCACAAAAGATTGCGCCGCGTCCCCAAGAACAGACTCTTTAAGTAAGTCCTGCGCTAACGCGTCGGCGTCGGCTTCCGATAGCTGGTACGCCACGCTACCTGGTTGTTCATCGTCTATACTCGCTGGTTCAAACGTATCGTGGCTCATTTAACCCCCGTCTTAGCCTCAAATTTAAGAAGTGCGTCTTTGGCTTTGTTGGCCTCGCGGATCGCCGTGGCATCGCGCACCGTCATGTCTTTTTGCGCGCCTAGCTCAAGGCGGGTCTGCATCTCTGCGATGCTGATCTGCTCACGTAGCGCCAGCTCCATCATCTTGACCTCACGATCAAGCTGCAGCCTTGCGTCAAACTGCTCGCGGTCGATCTGCATTTGCTGCTCTTTAAGCTCCAGCTCACGCATCTTGACGTCGGCTTGCGGGTCCCCCTGTGTCTGTACTTCTTCCGCCGGTATCAAGAACCTTGCGCCTTCTGCGTAGCCTACGAAGCTCATGATCTCTTTAGCGATCTCCGCTTCGTTCAACCGAGCGAGAATGCCTGGGAACTGCGCGGCGGTGTTCAGCGCCATTGAGAGTTTCTCAATGCGCTGCGTGGGGTTGGTGTTGCCCATGCCCACGTTGACCTTGACGCTTAGGTCGGCCTCGGTCAGAAGGTTCTGTAACTCGCCCTCACGAAGCTGCGACATATCAAGGTTCGCTTGGGTACCGGCCAGCTCTATCAACACCTCATCGGTCTCGTAGAGCTGCTCTAGCCGTGCGATGTCTTTAAGCACCGGCTCTACCCACGTTTCGATAAAGACCCGAATACCTAGATCCTGCACGGCCGTTGCGCCGGAACTCATGAGAGACATGCCGCCTACGGTCTCGTTCAGCTTGCGGTTGCCCATCACGGAGCCTTGACTGAAGTTGCCCAGCAACTCGTCAAACTCAACGGATAGCCTGTCCTGCTCTTGGTACGATGACGCGGTGACGTCGTTGGTCTCTATGACCCGCACGTCATCAGGATCGTCCACCATGACGCCGCCGCCCGGTACCGAGCGCATCAACGCTTTCAGATCGATGCTGCCTTGCTTCTGGCGTTTGATGAAATAGCGTTTGTTCAGCGCCAGCGCCACGTTGTCTCGGCGTTGGTTCGTAACCTCGTTGATCGCCTCCTGCAGCGACGCTCCCATCGACACCGCGCTCGTTGGGTAACTGCGGTGCGATTCGATGTTGCTCATGCCGATCTTGTAGGGGCGCCCGTGCGCGAAAACTTCTTTGATGGGCAGTGGCTCGGTAAGCGGCAGCGAGTCGCCAAGCGTCCACATAACGAGGTCTTCGCCGTCTACCCGAATGGTATTAAGGTGTACATAAACTGTGGAAAACTCATCCCCTGAGAACGTGTCTTTGGGGTTCTGCCGCTCGCGCCCCGCTCTGGCAAGCTCGGTCGCGCTGTCGTTGGACGCATTATCGACTTTACCTGCTGCAAGTACCTGAGCAAGTGTGTACGGGTACCATGTAGGCTTGCCGGTCTTAGGGTCTGCCTTGTCCATCATGTCCAGTACGTCAGCCGCAGCCATCGGTATCATTTCGATCAGGAACGAGCTGGAGCCTACAATGTCTCGCCAATCGGCGTTGACATCAAATCGGAAGTGATCCGGGGATATGTGGTGGACCCAAGGGCGGTCTTTGACTTTGACAGAGCTGCTGATCTCCCGACCGAGTATATTGCCTTGGTCGTCTTGTAGAGGTTTGCCCGTCTCGGGGTCGAAAGCAATTTCGTACTCGGTTTGTTTTCGCTCTTCATACTGCCACTCCTGCCGGGTAACACAGATACCGTAGACCTCAGTGTCTTGCCACGCGCCAAGCACCGTCATAAACCACGGCACTGTGTTATCCATGCGGAACTGCACCAGCTTTTGCACAATACGCGCTTCGGTCTGGGCCATCGGGTCGCTTTGGTTCTGCGCGCTGATGACCAGATCGTCACTGTTGCTGAACAGCGCTGCGGCTACCGCCGCCTCGTGGCTACGCATGGCCGAGCGTACTTTGGGCCGGAACAGCTTGGAGCGCCCCGCGTAGCTTTGGTGGTAATACTTACTGCCGCTCGGGTGCTCGTTTTTGACCATCCGAAGGTTATCGTCCCAGCTACGGCGAAGACTGTTGTCCATGTATGTCGTAGACTCGGTGTAGGCTTTACGGGCGCGAGCGGCAACGAATAGCGCAGCCTCTGAGGGCTGCGCTTGTTCGATCTCCTGCTCCGGCTCGTCGTAAGCCGTGTTTTGTTCGGCCATCTCACGCGCCGGGTTCGGCTCGTTATCGCGCTTGGGGAACTTGTCCTCGGCCAGCGGCGTGCCTAAACTGCTTTTGGTAAAATCGTTTTCCATATTCATGTCTGCTCACCCTGGGCCGCGCCTATGGCCTCGCCTCTGAAATCGCGCCGAAGTCTACGCAGATCCGCCTCCGCCCCTGCTGCGTTACGTGTAATGCCAAAACGCTCCAGCAGCTCGCCGCCGCCAAGTCTCGCCTCTTCTTCCAACTCGAACGCAGTATCGCTTAAATGCACGACCATGCCAAACTGACTTGATATGCGAGGCACCTGCACGTAGGCGATGCCGCCGCTTTTACCGAGGCGTATGGTGACTTTCCACTCAATGCCTGGGTAGTGCTTGACCAGCGTTGAGCCAACGATCTTGGCGTAGTTGTCCTGCGCCGCAGCGCGTTCAACCTCCGCTGGTGACAGCTCTGACAGCGGCTCGTTTTGCTTGACGCGTTTAACGTCGGCTGGCTGGGCGATAATTATCACTACACGACCTCCGGGTCAAAGGAGCCGGCACCGACGCCATAGTTAGCGTGTGCCTGACTGTTGGCTACCCATACGAACGGCTCCGCGAACGTGAGCGCGAGCGCCTCGGCTCGGTCTGGCGAGTCAAGTCCTCGGGCTTTCATCTCTTCTTTGCGCTCCAGCATAAGCTGATCTTTGGTGGGTAATATGCGATAGGTAGGCCCGATAAGCTGCTCGGCCAGTACCGGATCATCCACGATGTCCGCGCCAGCTTCAAGCCACTCCTTGAGCCTTACCCAGCACTCTACGCGCTTGTTGTAGTACAACGGACTCTCGGCAGCTTTTCCTACGTTCACGTCAATAACCGGGTACCCGAGCGTGTTCAGATAGTCCACCACGCCTGAGCCCAGCCCGATACCGTCCACAAATATCGCGCCCATCGGGTACCCACGCTCGCGGAACTCGTTGAACATGCGCGCTACCATCGCGCCAAGCTGCATGTTATCCAGCCCTCTGAAACCTTTCTGAACGTGCTGTTTTCTACCCTGACGCGCCGTGATAACCGCCTCGTCGTCGCCAAAACGCGCCGGGTCGCAGCCTATCAGTATCGGCTGGTACACGTATGAGCGCTCTTCGAGCCGGTTGTTGCGTGCGTTTTCGACGATCTCGGAGCTGATGAGCTGGTTCGACGCTTGCTTGGGGAACATGCCGCGTACACGGACGCGGAAAAAATCTGAGTCCTCGCCGTGGTCCTCTTCCCATTCCTTCAGCTTGACCTTGTTGGTCATCTTACAGGTACGCGAATCGATGTTGCGGTGCCACCAGCGGTGGCGGTACTTACCAAAGCACTCCCTGAACCGCCCGGTATTACGGGTCGGGTTCCCGAACACGAACCACATCGCTCTCGGGGTTGTCATCGCCCCTTCCGCGACCTCCCAGATCTGATCTGCGATGCCCGAGGCTTCGTCCATCACCATCAGTACGTGCTGCGCGTGTAGGCCCGCGAACGCTTCAGAGTTGTGCTCAGTCCATGGTATCGCGTCAATGCCCCATGTCTCGGGGTTATCTTTCTGATAGAACCTTGTTGCCGTCCAGTTGAACCAGTGCTCGTTCAGCGAGCGCTTATGCCACACCGACAGCTCGCGCCATGTCTTACCTTTGAGCTGGCTTTGCGTGTTCGCCGTTACCCAGCCTGCAAGATGCGGCCTGGTAGACATGGCCCACAACACGATCCACGATGTTTGTGCGCCTTTACCGATACCGTGACCCGAGGCGATGGCGCTTTGTATCGTGGCCATAGGGTCTGCGCGTAAGTGGTCGCGCATTTTTATCAGCAGCTCTGCTTGCCATTTGTCCGGCCCGTCAAAGTCCTCAAGCTCGGTCCCCGGCTGGCCCCACGGAAAGACGTACATAACAAAACCGTACGGGTCGTCGTAGAACTGAGCGATGTCCTCGGCAAGCGCTTGGTCGTACTGACCTTTGCTGATCGCCCCAGTAAGCTGCGCTCGTGCTTGGTCTTTGGGGGAGGGCGGTAGGTTAGTCACCTAACAGGTCCTCCACGCTCGGCTCTGGCGGCTCAGGGTGTGCGTATTTAATGTCTCTGCGTGCGTCGTCACTTATCTGCGCGATGTCGCCCTCGATCTCGCTGTCCTGCTCAGGCTCGACGTCGATGACGGCGCGCTCGGCTCGTTTACGCGCCAGGTCCAGCACACGGGCGAGGTCCGCGTCGCCCTGCACCTCTACCACCTCTTTGAACGCTTGCACATCGACGTGTTTACCGATCAGCTCCAACGCTTTGAGCGCCGGAGCCGGTGCGAACTCCCCCAGCACGAGCCGCCCCTGCGCGTCACGAATGAACGCCATCTGAGCACATTTGTCATAGACGCTTCTGGCTTGCTCCAGCACCCAGCGCGCACTTGTCAGGCTCTGGGTTTTGATTGCTTGTGTCAGGTGCGCGTTGATGAGTAACACGGTCTCGGTCTCGCCAAGCAGACGGCTTGCGAGCGCTTGAAGCCCTTGTGTGAGCGCCTCGTCAGTATAACTTTCGAGGGTGGCGGCAAGCTCCTCGTCCTCGGCCGCCGAGCTCATGAGCGTGAGCCGCGCCGCCTGCACAGGGTCAAGGCTCTCGGCGTAGTTACGCGAGAAGTCCGCTGGGTCTACCGGGTATTTGCGTAGCTGCGCGAGCACCGGCAGAGGCAGCTCGTTGACGCTTGGTAGCATCAGGGCGCTCATAATAGGTCCCCGGCCCGCAGCCCGCGCACGCTCGCACGCGTCAAGGCGAGGACGAGGGGACGTGAGGCGGGCGATCGTGGGGCTCTGTCAGCACGTATCATGGGTACTAGGACTCCAGTGAGGCTGTGTGGTCAGAGGGCCGTGGGCCGGGGGTGTCCAGAATTTTGTCCGCTCGCCGGGGTTTGCTCGACCAGCGGTACGGGTCGTGATAGACGCGCTCATCGCCATCGGCGCGGCGCATCATCTCGCGTATGTTCGTTGTCTTGAAAGTAGGTCTTGCTCGCTCGGCCATCGCTCGTGCCCCTTTGTGTCGCCCCGACGTGAGAGCGCGTCAAAGTAGTTACGCATCCCTGCCGGAACGTCTGTCTCGCCCGCTTTCGCTCTGCGCCAGTTATGGCGATGATGAGTCACCCGTTCAAAGTCGATCTCATCTTGTATCTGCTCGCGCAGTTTGCTCTGCACCCGCGCCTCAAGCACGTTGAGACTGCCCTGCACGCGGCTTACCTCGCTCGCTATTATTAAAGCCTGTTTGCGCACAGCTTGCAAGTGAGCCGTCAGCGCCCGTGCCTGGACGTAAGGGTTGGGGTGCTGCGGCAGATCACGGCTTGCCGCTGCTATTGGCCCCAACGCTCGTTTGGCAAGCCGCTCGTGTAGCGCTTGGGGCATACACGTAGGGCAGTGCCACAGCGCGGTGACTGGGTGGCTTGTGAGGGTATCGGTTGTTTCTTTACAGGCCGGGCAGATCGCGTACCAGTGCAACTCGTGGTGGTGACGGGTAAGGCGTATCTGTACTCGCTGACCTGCCAAGTGCATTGTTTTGCGCTCGTAACTTACCGTCAAACTTTTGGCGTCCGCCTCGGTCAGTCGTTGGAGCGCTTTCGGGGGTGTTGGCCTTTGTAGCAAGTGCGGGATAACCACATCATACCGATCGCATTGCAGCGGGTCTCGGTACTTTAGTGGGGGTAGCGGGTTGTTGGGTGTGGCGGCGTTAGATCTACGCCCCAGATAGCGTACCGATGGGTGGTACTTGGTGAGTCGCTTTTTAAGCGCCACGGTTTTACGCTGCAGAAAATGCAGTCGTTCTCGTTTTTGACTTACAGAGTGTTTGGTAGCTGATTGCATACAAGTAGTTTACGGGCATTTCTCTACGTTGGAAAGCGTTTCTGGTTTCGGCGCGAAAATTTTTTGGGGTGTTTTTGAGGGGTTGGGCAGCAGCGTAGCGGGTAACAGAGAGTCTCTGTATTGGAAACGGGTAGCGGGCAACAGAGTATCGGGCAACAGAGTATCGGGCAACAGAGAGTCTCTGTATTGGAAACGGGTAGCGGGAAAGGCAGAAATTTTTGGAGGTATTGTAAATACGGGCTTGGCCCTGCGCCCGTTTTTCCGATACTGGGTGGCCCGGTCTACCGAAACCGAGCGCCCAATCACGATATGGGACCCTAAAAACGCGCAGGCCCGATACTCTGTTACCCGTCGCGGAGCTACTTCGAGCGCAGCGACGCAGCAAGCCAGGACGCCTGACGCCTGACGCCTGACG